AATCGGGCTCACGCCTGCGGAAGTCCTGCTCTTGCAGGGACTGCACGGTGCGGATTCCGTGCTCCAGATCGAGCCGAGTGGCAACGTGAACCGCACACCGCACGAGGAAATCGCACGTCTCCGAAACGAATACCCGCTGTATCAGGAGCGCGTCCAGAACATCTGGCGCGACTACCCTGGCCCAGCATTTCCGCTGAACCTCGAAGCCATCGGCCTGAACCCGGCGCTGCTCAAGCCGGCGGAAGCCTCGAAGCCTTACGCGGTCAGCGCAAAGTCAGCGTGATCCGATGCGCGGCCAAACGCTCGGCGAGTTGTTGAGCGACCTGAAAGCGGAATGCGGTTACAGCCAGAACGCAGCTCACGGAATCAACAACCGCGAATCGCTTGTCCAAGTTCTCAAACGCACGCAGCGCAGGCTGTGGAGCGATTGGGACTGGATGCACATGCGCGTGTCACGCGACATGCAGGTGAACGCGGGCCAGCGTTACTACAACTGCCCGACCGATCTACCCTACGAGCGCGTTGATTGCGTCGAAGTGAAGTTCGGCGGGCAGTGGTGCCCGCTGATCTTCGGAATCAACGAACGTCAGTACAGCATCTACGATCCGCGCACCGACGAACGATCCTGGCCCATCCAGCGTTGGGACGTTGCGGAGGACCCGGCCGACACCGCCGGCACTCCCGACAATCGCGGAATGATCGAGCTGTGGCCGCTGCCGTCGTCCAGCGGTACCGCGCCCGGACCCACGAACGACGAGGAAGGATGGATTCGCCTGACTGGCATCCGATTCCTTCGCCCGTTCAACGTGGACGCGGATCGCTGCGACCTCGACGGGGATCTAATCGTTCTGTTCGCAGCAGCGGAAATTCTGTCGCGCGACCGCAAGGATGACGCGCAGGCCAAACTACAAGCGGCTAACAAACTGTACATGATGCTCCGCGGAAATCAGGAGAAGAACCGCACCTTCAACCTGAACGGCGACTGCGAGGACGACGAGAAACAGCCAGAAATCTTTGCGAGCCCGGTGCCCTTCTCAATCACGGGGCACTGATGGGCTACACCGTCGTCAAGTCGTTCGAGCGTGGCATCGACACTCGAAAGCTCATTGACACGACCGAAGCCGGCGCGTTGCTCGAAGGGCGCGACTGCCACATCACGCTTGGCGGCGAGCTTGAGAAGCGCGCCGCGTTTGTAATCGCCGCGACCCTGCCCTCAACCACGGTTGGCCTGTGGGTCACGGAGGGCCGCGTCTATCACACATGGGGCGACGCCACGACGCCGCCCGCCGGATTGCCGGCGGGGACTATCTACCATTCCGTGCCGGACCCGGATGGCTCGCCGCTTGTGCAGATTCTGTCGGTGGAAGAGTTCAACGGCGGCATGTACGTGATCGCGCAGTACGCGGACGGGCATCAGTATCACTGGTGGTATGCCGGCGGCCCGGACATTCTGTTGTTGGTCCCGTTCCCAGAAGTCATTGAAGACCCCGGCGGCGGCGGCGGGCCACCCGTCACGCCACCAACGACGGGCCCCACGTACAAACCTCAGGTAACAGTCGGTTTTCGCAATGCTATCTACTTAAATGGCGGCGAGCCGACGACAAAGCACCTTTACTGGATTTATCTACTCGCGCCGAACTCCACTTACAACTTCGGCCCGACCGGCACCATCGATGCCTGGATGCTGATGCCCGCGACAGGCACGACCGGCGGCAGACCGTCAGGCGACATTTCTGTTCCGTTTCCCGGTGCAGGAAATGGCGCAGACATGGCGGCGGCAATCATGGAGGCGGTTAACACGACTCCCACGACGCCGCGCGTGCAGTGTCAGGCGGGCACAGGCTCTTCCAACTCTGTGCAGTTCTGGATCGACGTTCCGGGCACGCTTTACAACGGTTACAAGTTGGAGATTCGCACGAGTGCGACCGTGCGAAGCCCGGACATGGGTCCCTACACGTTCACCGGCGGCATCAACACGGGTGGCGGCACGACGCGCGCCGTCACATTCCCGCCGCACCTGCCGGGACCAATGCCGCGCGCTGGCGATCCCGGCGACCCGATTGAAAAGGGGTACTTCGCCGTCGCGCACAACTATCGAATGTTCTGCGTGCAGGGAACGCTGCTCAACTTTTCGGCCCCGAAGGACCCGACGATTTGGGACAACACCGACAAGAACGCGGGATACATCGATCACTCGATGATTACCAACCGCGCGCCGCATCTGATTTCACTCGGCGACTACGGCGGAGACCTGGCTGTCTTTGCCAAGCGCCACATTTTCGTGTGGAACATCGACGTGCTGCCGTCCGGCGATTTCAAAAAGCAGACGATCCACGGCACCGGCACCTTTGCGCCGCACAGCGTGGTCCCGTGGGGACAGACCGATGTCATGTATCTCGACATCAGCGGAATTCGCTCGCTGCGCGCCCGTGACTCTTCCGAACAGGCGTTCTCCGCCGACATCGGCACGATGATCGACAGCCTTGTGCGCGCGCAGATCGCAGCGCTCACCGATGACGACAAAATCTACCGCGTGTGGGGCATTGTTGAACCACGCTCGGGGCGCCTATGGATGGCGCTGCGCGAGAAAATCTATGTGTTGTCGTTCTATCCATCGAGCCGCGTTTCAGCCTGGACGTGGTACGACGCGACGACAGCGCCGGTGAACATGATGAACAGCTCCGACGACAGCGTGTACTGGCGCTCGGGCAACAACATCATCGTTTACGGCGGCGAAACTGGCTCGACCTACGACGCAACCGAAGGGCTCGCGCGTCTGCCGTACATCGACGGCGGAAAGCCAGCGACGCACAAGAACTGGACCGGCTTCGATGCGGCTATCTACGGCACGTGGCAGGTGCGCGGCTCGTTCGATCCGACGACGCCGGCCGCACTCGACTTGTTAGCCAACATCACCAAGAGCACCTATCAGCAGCAGAAGATCGCGGTAAACGGCGAGTCTCCTGCCATCTCCCTCGAACTGCGGACGACATTTGTCGGCCCCGCGAGAATCGGCAATGCAGCACTCCACTACACAGACTCAACCGCTGACTGATTTTGTCATGGCAGAGCGCTGCTACGCGCCAGATCACCGCGAAGTGTGGGCGGACATTCTGCCTGGGCTCGAGAAACTACATGCGATGTATCCCGACAACGATTGGACGATTGAGCGCGTGCGCCGAATGCTCGATGACGGTCGCGCGATTTTGTTGGTGGATCGCGCGCAGCCGTCCGCATTCGCCGTCGTTCGCTTCGATGACTATCCGTACCGCGAAGGCGAGACGGAGCTGTTTGTCTATCTCGTGTGGCACCAAGGCGGCGAAGCCATCGCCCGCTTTCAAGCACACCTCGAAATGTTCGCGCACTTCGGCGGCGCGCAACACATGCGGTTTTACTCGCGACGCCCCGCGTTCTTGCGCGTCGCGGAGCGCGCTGGCTACCAGATGCGCGGTATCGAATACGTGAAGGAGATTCCCCATGTTCGGTGACGGTGGAGCCGGCCGCGAAGCCACGCGCGCCCGCAATGAAGAACTGGCACGACAGGGCCGAATCGCCAGAGGCTCGTCGGAGACGCGTCAAAAGTTCCGCGACGTGTTCAGCGATGACTACTACTCGCAGGAACTGGCGAAGTTTCAGAAGGCATACGAGCCGGACATTCAGCGGCAGTACAAGACGGCGGTGCAGAACATGCAGGCGGCACTGATGCGCGCGGGCCTGTTCGATTCCAGCGTCGCGACGCAGAAGTACGGCGAATCTGCCGAAGCGCTCGCCGACGCGCAGAACGAAGTGACGGCGCGCGGCCTTCAATCGCAGGCGAATCGCAAGCAGGATGTCGCCGCCGCTGAGAACACCGTGATTGGCCAGCTCGTGAACACTGCGGACGTTGGCGCTGCGATGGAAAACGCGTCCTCCGCGATCCGCACGAACACCTCGCCCACGCCAACGCCGATGCTCGGACAGATTTTCACGGACTTGTCAGCGGGCCTCGCGACCCAGGCTGATCTCGAACGCTCCGGGCAAAACAAGTACACGGTACTTGGCCGCATTCCGGGCTGGAGTACCGGGGGCGGCAGTCGCTACACGCGAAACGTCGGGGGGAGCTAGTTATGGACCCGGCAACATGGATTTATCTCGCGCTGCTCGCCGCCAGCACGGCCGCGAGCGCACAGGGCCAGCACAAGACGAACAAGGCTCGTACCAAGGTCGCGGAAGAGGAGCGCAATCGCCGGAAGGAGCAGCAGGCCCAAGCGGAAGCCGCCGCGCAGCGCACGCAGGAGGGCTACTTCAATCAGACTGAAAGGGCCGCAGAGCGCGAGCAAGAACTTGCGCAGCTATACGCGGCGAAGGAATCGCCCGCGCCGACCACGGATGCCGCCGGCACACATCTAACCGACACCGCCGCGCCGACCCGTTCCACGCAGACCATTGAAGGGGCGCAGAGCGAGATGACGAAGGGCCGTGCCCGCGCCGCGCAGCGCGCGACCTCGATTGGACAGTTAGGCGCGTTCGGTGACGCGTTTGCCGAGGCCGGCCGCAATGCCGGCCGCAACGCGCAGGACATCGGTCTTGAGGCGAGCAAGATGGTGGGTTGGCAACAGAACGTGCTGCCCGCGCTGTACAACAAGGCGAACATGGCCGGCCGCGATTGGGCGACCACGGGTGACATTCTGAAACTCGTTTCGGCCATCTACGCCCCTTACGCGCTCGGCGCTGGCAACGCGGCACAAGGTGCCGGCGAAGTGACTGCGAATTCCATTTCCGCCGC